GTGCGCGGAAGTGGTCGAGGATCGCTCGTTCCAGGCCCATCGCATTGAAGCAGGGGAATGTGGCGTACAACCCCAGTTCCACCCAGTTGGCAACTTGCAGTCCTATCAAGCGCTTAGTGACATCCGTCGCCACCCCAACCTTGCACGGGATCAGTTCCTGGGTAGTGATAACGTAGAGCTTTCGCGGCCTGTACAACAACATGGGGCACCTCCTGTGCGACAGGTTGCACCATAGAGCAAACGGTCGCAGGCAAAAACTCAAGCCTGCGTCGATTTGCCGCACCTTGTCGCACCAAGTTTTGTTCAACTTTTGCCAAGTATCCAAGTAAACTACCAATCACTCGCTGAGAAGGAAAAATACCATGATCTTCAACCAGGTAGTTGATCACCTCACCAAGCTCTACATGGCTGGCCTCCGCCAGACCACCTACCTCTCCGGCCCCCCCGGCATCGGCAAGTCGGCCTGTGTCCGGGCCGCCGCCGACGTTGTGCGTGAGCAGCTGCCCGATTTCGAGTTCCGCGCCATCCAGATGACGGTGGTCGACCCGCTCGACTTCGGCGGCCTCCCTGCCATCGTTGACGGCGAAGCCCGCCGCATAGCCTTCAGTGATCTGGTGCCCAAGACCGGCCGGGGCTACATCCTCTTCGACGACCTGCCCACCGCTCCCCCTCTGACCCAGGCGGCCGCCTATCGGACGGTTTACGAGCGGGACAACATCGGCCCCGATTGGATGATCGTCGCCACCGGCAACCGGGCCGAGGATCGGGCCGCCGTCCAGCAGATGCCAAAGCCCCTCGTCTCAAAGATGGGCTGGATCGAGTTCGAGCCTGACCGCGACGGCTGGACCCAACACATGGCGGCGACCGGCGGCTCTGTCCTGGTGCGCGCCTTCATGCAACACGCTCCCATGAACTTCGTCAACTTCAAGCCCGAAATCCCCGGTCCCTTCGCCTGCCCCCGCACCTGGGACGAGTTGTCCAAGGTCTGCAACGCCTACGCCCCCTCTATCCCTCCCTTTGAGGCGATCAAGGGATGGGTGGGCGAAGGCCCGGCCACCGAGTTCGTCGCCTTCGCCAGCATGGCCTCCGAACTCGTCTCCGTCGCCCAAATCCTCGCCAATCCCGACACGGCGCGTGTCCCGACCAACCCCGGCGCGCTCTACGTGGTCACAACCGCTCTCTCCTCTGCGGCCACCAACAACAACTTCGATCGCATCGTCCGCTACCTGGACCGCGTGGAGCCGGAGTTCGCGGTCTACACCGTCCGCTCCGCCCTCGCCGTCGACGCCGCCCGTCTCAAGGCTCTCCCTCCCCTGGACCAGAACCGCTACCAGCGGCTCCAGAAGAGCGGTGCCTTCATCCGCTTCTGCGCCAAGTTCCAAGACCTCCTCTCCTAGCCCGCCAAGAAAGGAAGGTAGCCATGAGTCTTCTCACAGAACGCGCCATGCTCGTCCGCCCCTCAATCAGTGTCTGGCGAGGTGAAGTCCTCGACCGCGCCGCCTCTAAGGATACCGCCGAGCGGCACAAGGCCGACCGTCATCAGGTCAAGACCACCAAGTACCTGATCGCCAAAGCGGCCATCGACCCCATCCACACGGCGGCCAACGGGCTGCGCTCTTTCGTGCGCCAGGAAACCCTGCCGTGGCGCTGGGATGGCGTCACCCTCCTCCCTGTCGAAAACTTCTTCCCCTTCACCGAGGGCTGGCGTATCCGGCGGATGGAGTTCGAGGCCGCCGTCAACGCCCTCACCCTGCGTTGGTCCCAGCATGTCGCCAACGGTCAGCGCGCCTTGGGCGACCTGGCTCGCGAGTTCGACTACCCGACCCGCGAACAGGTCCAGGCCCGCTTCTCTGTCTCCGTGGAGATGTTCCCGGTCCCCGATGCCGAGGACTTCCGGGCCGGCGTCGCCGAGGACGAGGCCGAGGCCATCCGTTGCTCGCTTCGCTCGCAAAACGACGCCGACATCCTCCAGATGCAGTCCTTCATATGGCAGGAGATGACCGATGCCGTCACCCGCATCGTCGACCGCCTCTCCGAGTACGAGAAGGACGACTCTGGAAAGGTGATCAAGGGCCGCATCCACGACAGCCTGATCGGCAACCTCTCCGAACTCACCGACCGCCTCAGCCGCCTCAACGTCACCAAGGACCCGGCCCTTGAAGCCATGCGTGTCGCCCTCTCCACCAAGCTCTGCGGCTACACGCCCGACGACCTCAAGAAGGACGACTACCTCCGCACCACCGTTCGGGACGAGGCGGTCGACCTACTCGACCAGCTCCGCGCCGTCCGCGCTCCGCCTTCGGCGTCGCTCGGACAAGACTAACCCCAGCACAGGAGTAGCCAGACATGGAAAAGACCCGTAAGACACCTCTCACCGCTGCGGCCCGCAAGGACCTCCGCCTGACACTTGTCGGCAAGGCCCGCCGCGAAGCCTGGATCCCCCTCATCGACACCGAGGATGCCCTGGCCCGCGCGGTCCTGGCCGAGAACTTCGGCTCCGACTGGGCGGCTAAGTTCGCTGCCGTTCCCGCCGGCTGGCTGCACAACACAAACCACATCCACATCGAAATGCCCTACTGGATGACTCTTTGCTTGAAGGAGCCGAGGCCCTTACCCGCCCTCTGCAACAACAGGCTGCCGGTCAGCGAGGGCCTTCTCGATAAGGTCCAGGCGCACCAGGCCGCTGTCTCGAAGCACCACGCCGACCTGGAGGAGTTGGACCGCAAACTGACAGTCACCCTTGGCTCCATCCGCAGCGTGGAGGCCCTAAAGGAGTCCTGGCCGGAAGCCTACGACCTCCTCGACGAAAAGTGGAAGGCAGGCGCTTACCCGTGCCCGGCCTTCCCGCTCGAAGCCACCCTCGCCCTCTACACCATGCTCACCCAACGTGGCGCGGTGTGACGGAATGCGGCGCGGCAAAAGGCCACATCGACCTTGGCCGCGCGGCCTAACATACTGCGATTGCTGCTGGTTTTGTGCAGGAAGGATACTTCGATGAACCTCGATGAAGCCATTGCCATCGCCGACCGCCGCATCCGTCGCGCCCGGTCCCACATGCTCACCACCCACGACGCCAACGGGAAATGCACCTTCGCCTTCTGGGCGACGGCGGCCCTTCACCTACAGCTCAAGCCCGTTCCCCACCTCGGCCAGATGGCTGGCGGCAACATCGGCACCGACGGCACCTACATCATCTACGACCCCCTCGTTTATGCCGACAAGACGCAGGTCAGCGACTCCCAACTCATCGCCACCATTGCCCACGAAACCTCGCACTGCACCAAGGGCGACGGCTGGCGGCGCGGCTCCCGCGATCCCCTCGGTTGGAACATCGCTTGTGACCAACGGATCGACCCTGAGTTGATCTTCCATGGGTTCGAGCCTCCCGACCACGGTTCGCCGGAAGCCAACGACATCTTCCATAACTCTCAAAACAAGGGCAAGGCCGCCGAGCAACTCTACGAGGAGAACAAGACCAACCGGCCCCAACTGCCCCCCTGCGGCCTCGACGGCGACATCCACGACCCGACCGATCCCGCCGCTAACGCGGCGACGGCTTCGGAGCGCAAAGCCATCCTCGAAGAACTGGAGCGGAAGTGGACGATCATTGCCCGTCAGGCCGCCGAGATTGCCAAGTCACAGGGCCATCTGCCCGGCTCCTACGAGCACCTCGTCCGCCCGGTCAAGCCCCGCCTCAACCCGTGGGACCTGATCCGCTACTACGTCAGCATGTGCCGCAAGGACGACTACAGCTGGTCCCGGCCCAACCGCCGCTCCATACACAGCAACCTCATCCTGCCCTCTCTCCACAGCCAGGGCATCGGTGAGATCGTCATCGGCATCGACACCAGCGGCAGCTGCCGGGACCTCGTTCCGCGCTTCCTCGGCTTCCTCGCCCTCATCCTCTCCGAGGTGAAGCCGGAGCGCACGATCTTCATCCAGTGCGACACCCGCGTTCACAACGTCACCGAATACACCGCCGATGACGAGCTGCCCCAGGAGGTTCCCGTCCGTGGTTACGGCGGCACCTCGATGCGGCCCATCTGGCAAGCGGTCCACGACGGCAACTACCAGCCCCGCTGCGCCATCGTCCTCTCCGACATGGCGATGACCAAGGCCGACTTCGGCGACCCCCAGCCCTTCCCGGTCCTCTGGCTCAGCGGCGAGCGCGGCGCAGAGGCCCCCTGGGGCGAAAACGTCCAGCTTGGGGACTAACGTCCCCTCGCTCCACTCAACACAGGGAGACTGACCATGGGACTCGATATGTACCTCTACAAGCGGCACAGCTTTTGGGCCTACCAGGGCGACACTGTGACACACCTTGTCGCACCCAAGCACGGCTCCATCCGGCCGGAGCGGATCAACACCATCACCGAGAAGGTGGGGGAGTGGCGCAAGGCCAATGCCATCCACGCCTGGTTTGTCGCCAACGTCCAGAACGGCGAGGACAACTGCGCCGAGTACGAGTGCAGCCCCGACCAGCTCCGCGCCCTGTCATCGACGTGCTGGAGGACCCGGCCAAAGCCCCCGAACTCCTGCCCACCCAGGAGGGCTTCTTCTTCGGCAGCTACGAATACGACGAATATTACTTGGACGACCTGCGGGACACCCACGACATGCTCGCACTGGAACTGAGCGAGGAGCGGCTCTGCGGCGAACCCAACGTCTACTTCGTCTACCGGAGTAGCTGGTGAGGCCATGGACCTCCCCAATGCTGCCGTTGACCTCTTCTTGATGCTGTGGGCGGGGAAGCCTCACCAGGCGATCCGGTGGGACTACCCCCACTCGTCGGAGTTCATCGCCCTGCACAAGGCCGGCCTCATCGAGAACACCGGCTTTGGCAGCGACGGCGGCAGGGCACCCGGCTACGGGATGTATAAGCCCACCACCGCAGGCCGCGCCTACCTCCGTCTCAACAGTGGAGGCAAACGATGACGGCTCGCTGCGCTCGCCGTCAAAGGCTTCTCACATGCAGTGGAGGCAAACGATGAATGACTATCTCTGGGCCGCCGGCCTCGTCTTCTCCCTGATCGCCGCCAGCATCACTGTCGCCGCCGTCAACTTCCTCTTCTATCATTGGATACACTAATGAAACTCAACCACACCAAACGGGTAGCCATCCTCAACGAGATCGTCCGCCTCCACAACATGCTCACGGCGAGCCGGCGAGACATCGACACCTTTGCCACCAAGCGCCGGGAGCATATCGACGAGATGTTCGCTAAGCTCGCCTTTTTTCTCGCCCCCAAATCACCCCGCCGCCACCGCCTCTGGTCAGAGCTGAGGCCGCAGGACCAGGAGCGCCTGATCAGGAAGCTCGCCCGCAAGGCCGATCACGTCACGACCCCCGTCAAGCTGCGCGACATGGGCTTTGTCGGCAACGTCGGCGAGCTTCCCACAGACAAGATCATCGAGGCCCAACCCAATGCCCAGCCGGGGCGCAGCCGTTACGCCGCCTCCCCCACACCCCACCTGCCCAAGTATCTCAACCGGGGCGACCCCATCCTTATACCCCAGGGCACTCCAAGCGAACGTGTCCAGGAGATGCGGCACCAGCTACTGCGCGCCTTCCGCGCCCGCATTACCCCCCGCCCCGGGTTCTATGTCCGGGACCCCGAGTTTGTCGCCGGCCTCCATCCCGACGACGCCTGCTGGGAAACAGGGGAGGCCGCCATCCATGTGATCGCCGCCCGCGACATATGTGCTCTCAACAAGCACTTCGCCGGCCAGCACTCTCTCCTCGCCGGCAACCTCTACCTCTCCGACCTGGAGGTGAACACCGAGGTCTGGTACTGCGCCCGGCTCCACTTCCCCCGCAAGGGCAACCCTACCCTCGACCGTTGTTACCTGGGCCGCACGGTCCTCCCCCGCACCAACCAGGTGGTGGTCACCCAGCCTTACAAGACCGGGACCGCCCCCTTCATCGTCGCCCGCGACACCTTCGCCGGCGCAATGTCGAGCATCCTCTACCAGGAGGAGAAGGTATGACCTCGCTTCGCTCAGTCATCGGCGATCCCGTCATCTGGCCCCTGCGGCACGGCGACACGATGGTGGTCATGATCCTCCATGGCCCCCAGGACGATGCCGGCGAATGCGAGATCGCCGGGGCCTACTACCACGTCCACTGGTGTGATGTTCATCACAGGCTCGAACTCATCTTCTCCCCAGCCAACTTTAGCGAGGAGTCCCTCGATGCAGACTTCTAAGCCTCTCACCGTGCCCGCCATGCAGCTCCTCAACAAGGCCAAGTGGACCGGCCCCGACAGCGTGACGATACCCCGGCCACGAGGCCGCCCGACGACACCGGTGCGGCGTGACTGGCGTGAGTTCCCCATTGCCTACGCCGACCACCTCCGCGAGACACAGCGCACGCTGCCCCTCCAGCTAGGCCCTATGAGCTGGAACGATGCCCGCTTCGCGCAACGTGAGCTGCGCTACTTCTTCCGCGCCCTCGCCGCCCGCCGCCACGACCCCGAGGCAAGCGTCCTGTATAGCCTCTCCCAACGCCTGCGCATCTCCTGCCCACGCGTGGACGGCAACCCCACCCAGCACTGGGTGGTCCTCAAGCTCAACCCCCTCACCCCATGATGGAGCCCCCCATGCCTACCGACCCCAAGCAGAGTGAAGCGGACGCCATCGTGGCTGCGTGTGAAGCCTGGCCGACCGTAAGCGGTTACGTGCCGTGTCACTACAAGCAGGGCTGCGGCTGCGAAATGGTGCCTGCCCGAGTCCGCGCCGCCATCGCTGCTACGGGCGAGGCTGCGCTAGGACCGGCAGGTCTTGCGCTTGGCCCCGATGGTAGCGAGTGCGACGGTGCCCCGACCCCGCCAGACGAACCATATTTCCTTGACCGTGCTTACATAAAGCCGACCCCGCCAGCGAGCGATCTGGAACGGTCGCGGGCGTTGTGGAAAAGACTCGTGCAGACCGCTCGCGCATATGATGCAAACGATGAAACGCTTGAACAAGCAGTAGCTGTCGAGTTCGCCGCCGTCCGCGCCGAGGCCACGGCCCCGCCAGCGAATGATGAGCCGGTGACGGACGATATATACCGGGCGATCTTCGCCTACTATGGCGAACTGATCGACCAAAACGAAATCGATCCAGATGGCGGCGACTGCGCTGCTGTTGAGCGCATCGTGTGTTTGATGAACGCCGTCCGTGCCGAGGCCAAGGCCGAAGAGCGCAACGATCCGCTCGCCTTCTCAAAGAAAGTCGATGCCGCGATCAGGTCGGCGGTCGCCGAAGCCAAGGCCGAGCAGCTCGCGGCACTTCGAGAGAAAGCCGCCGCTGAGAAAGCGCGAGGCTATGACGGTCGTTGGGCTACTCGAGCCGCCGACTTCCTCGAATAGAGAGGGCCCAAATGAAGACCCTCGCGCGCATCACCGACCGGCTCCTCCACGCCCCTCGGCGTCAAGCCGACCTCGACATCCTGTGGCCCGCCCTCAAGGAACAGGCCCGCACCGTCGCCCAGGCCCGCGCCGCCTTCACCGCCCACGCCCTCCAGGACCCCGCCTGGCTCGCCCTCGGCCGCGACGAACTCATGGTTCGCATGGAGGCCCTGCGTTGATCACCAGCCGCAGCTAACGCCCCGCCACACCTCCCACAGGACGAGCCACGCGAGCAGGGCCATGCCCAAGATGAAGAGCCAGCGCTGCCCCACGGTCACGGGCCACCCAGCGCACGCGCGAGGTGCTGAATGAGGTCGCTGTTCGCCTGGGTCTTTGCCGAGGTGTCGTCCACCCGGCTGTCCAGCGTGCCCAATTGTCTTTCGATGGAGGCCAGCCGCTGCTCCACCATGTAGCCAATGGTGGAGAGCAGCACCCCGACGATCACGATGGCACCCCGCCATATGTGCCTCCAGGCATCGTCGGGCATACTGCCTCCCTATCGTGTGCGCGTCACCTGCATAAACCCGCCGGTGAAACGTACAAGGAACCGTATGTCCTTGTAATAGTAGCGGGTGCTTTCTATTGCGGCTTCCGCTCTGTCGAACAACTGTGGATCATACACCGTCCTCGTCTCCTCAACCTCCATCTTGCTGAACCCCCAGGGGCGTCTCCTCTTCTTCTCCCCTGTCATGCGACACGCTGAACCCGCAGCCCGGCTTCACACTTGCCCAGTGTGAACCGCTTGCCGCTCTTGCGGTGGATGTTAGATGCCGAGTTGTAAGCTGACTGGAAGCGCTTGGGGTTCTCGATATAGAGCGTCTCCCCTACTACCATCTGCTCGAAGGGCCAGACTGGGCGAGGTCCCTTCCTCACTGGCAACGTAATCTCTATCGGCTCCATGCCGAGAGCGAAGCCGTTCACGATACGATTGTCCATTCCACTTGCTCCTTGAAGTTTCTCAAACGCCCATTAGAGTTTCTTTGGATCACCGTAATCAAGTATTTCGACCCCCTTTATACTTTAAAACTGAAGACATCGAAGAGAGGAGAGTTCTCTGTGTATATGTATGTGAATTATTATGTAATAACATTTCACATACATATACAGATTACTTCACAATTTCTCGATCATGTCAAGCGCGATCTGCACGCTCAGTTTTAAAGTATAAAGGGGGTCCAAACACCTGATTACGGTGATCCAAAGAACTTCTAATCGACGTTTGACAATCTTCAAAGTCGAACCTAGAATATAGGAACTACACAGATAGGAGACGCGCATGACTAACAAGCGACACTGGAGCGACTTCCCAGTGGTCATGATCGAGCTAGTCCAGAAGTTCGAGGAGGCTCCCTCGGGACGGCTGGTCCTCAACGGCCTCTCCAAGTCGGATGCCTACGCCATGAGGAACGAGTTCCATCGCTTCCGCCGGGCCATCATCGACGCGGTCCACAAAGGGGAACAGGACCTGACCCTCAACGAACTCTACGCATCCACGCGGGACATGGGATTGTCTCTCCGTCCCATCGGTACCTCTGACCTCTACCAGCTGGCGTATACCAAGCACATAGCTATCAGGTACTTCGACAAGTGGGAACCTCCCGAGCCACTTGTTGTGATAGAGGACGAGGATGTTTGACTTGAATATCACAAACATATTCACTACAATCTCGATGTTGGGTTTTCGCCTTTCTTCCATGTAGAGCGCGGCGATGACCTGGCTACCTGTGTAGACTTAGGGGGGCCGCCCCGCCTCGCTGGCGCTCGGCGGCCCCTCCCTTTTCCATCAAGCAAGAGGAGCATCCCCTAGATGACCGACGCGCAAGTAGTAAACCTCCCGACCGCTCCGGCCCCCTACGGCAAGCGCAAGATCGCCAACGCGACCATCACCGGCCCCGTTGTCGAGATACAGTTCTCCGATCTCTACGGCAGTGCCAAGCTCACCATCGACACCAGCAAGACCGGCGACAACACGCGCGCGCTCCTGGCCGCGCAGGGTGCAGCTTCCGTCATCCAGACCTCCTATAGTGCCGCCGAGGACCCCGTGGCCGCCGCTACCTCCGCCATTGACCGGATGATGTCGGGTGACTGGCGGCCGGGTCCACCGCGTGGCGAGCCTCCCATGGACCCGTTGGTCCAGGCCATCGCCGAGCACCTCGCCCACGAAACCAAGAAACCCTACTCCCCCGAGAAGGTGCTGGAGGAGTTCATCCCCGCCTATCAGGCCCGCCACGCCCTCACTAACATCTCCGTGGCCCGCCGCCGCCTGCGCGCGCACCCCGACATCGCCGCGCGTGTCGCCCACATCGAGGCCGCCCGCGCCAAGGCCGCCTCCGACCGGGTCAAGGGCACCTCCGCCGAGTCCCTCCTCTAACCCATGCGCGACGTAGCCCTGCTGGTTTTCCTCGGAGCAATCGGCGGGGCTATGCTTGGGTTCGCTCTTGGCAGCGGCCTCATCCGTATCCACATACCCGCGTAGCGGCACCCATTACTGCCCCCCAGTAAACCCCCGGGTGCCCAGGCCCGCCATCACCCCCGATGGCGGGCCTTCTCTTTGCGCGCGCAAAAAGATGGCGGCCCCATAGGCCGCCAAGTTTATGCCACCCACTCACCCGCCAATCTAGGCTACGCCTTTCATGGCAAAGGTTAGCAGGACGGCCAAGTTAGCACGCGCCACCCCCCACACCAAGACACCCGCCCCTCTTTTAGAGTCCTTCTAAATCCCCGACTAGATGTGGACCGGCTTAACCTGTCATGTCCACATGTAGACCTGCGTGCTAACTTCCCAACCACTGTTCAATGGAAGGACTTCGCCACCTGGTCCGGCGGCCAGGCCTTCCCAACATCTCCCGCCAACCTCTCGATGTTAGCATCCTCTTGATAATCTTCGACAACAACCAAACAAATCCCTTGACACTCGAAATCAAAGTTGTATGATCCGAGGTTCAAACACCGGCATAAGCCGGCATCGGTTAACTAGCCGAGGCGCTCTACATGGATACCCTTTCACACGCTACCTTGCGTGCTCAGCTCCTCAACTCCGGGGCCATCGATGGCTCCGCAGGAGCCATGACCATGACCTCACATGAAGATCGCTCCTCTATGTTGCGCTTACGTGTACTCAATGGCGAGGACCTCACCGCCGAGGAGATGCTCTACGAGGTCAACAAGATACGCGAGGGCCGCCGCACCGCCGAACCCCGGGCCAAGGCACCCGCCCGCGCGAAGAAGTCCCCCGCACCCAAGGAAGACCTCACCGACCTCCTGGACCAGTCGCTATGAGCCGGGTCATCGAGCATCCCTCCGGCCTCGTCGACCTCCTGCCGCCCTTCCCGGAAGTATGGGACTCATCGATGCGCTCAGCCTGGGTGGCCTGTCCAAGGCAATGGTATTACGGCTATCTCCTGGGTCTACGTAAGTCCGCCTTCTCCATCCACCTGCACTTCGGCGGAGCCTTTGCTCATGGCCTGGAGGCCACCCGCAAAGCCTTCTATGTCGCCGGCATGGACGAAGTGAATGCCGTCAACCAGGGCTTCCATGCGCTCATCAAGTTCTGGGGGGACTTCGAGCTGACCGACGAACTCCGCCGGTCCCGCGCCGGCGTCAAGGACCTCAGCGCCTGTCTCGACGCCCTCCTCTCCTACTTCGAGACATATCCCCTATCGGACGACCAGGTGATCCCGCTGGTCATCAACGGTGAGGCCATCATCGAGAAGAGCTTCGCCCTCCCCATCCCTGGCACAGTCCACCCTGTGACCGGCCAGCCCGTGGTCTATGCAGGGCGGTGCGACATGGTGGCCCAGCACCGTGGCGGCAGCAGCCTCTTCATTGTGGACGAGAAGACCGCTTCCTCCCTTGGAACCACATGGTTAGCTAACTGGCCGCTGCGCGGACAGCTCTCCGGCTACGTGTGGGGGATGCGCTCCTACGGCATCGAGCCCGACGGCTGCGTGATCCGGGGCGTGGGCATCCTCAAGCAGGACATCACCCACATGCAGAGCATCCTCACCAGGCCGCCGTGGCAGATCGACCAATGGCTCGAACAGCTGCGCCGCGATGTGACCCGTGCCGGCGACATGTGGCTGATGGCCACCGACCTCAACAACCCGCACATCGCTTTCGATCAAGCCTTCGACAGCGCCTGTAGCTCCTATGGCGGCTGCGGCTACCTCGACCTGTGCAACGCCCCCTCACCTATCCCCTGGTACGAGAACTTCGAGGTCCGCCACTGGGACCCCCTCCAACGCGAAGGCGACATCCCATGAGCGAAGACAGCACTCACCCCCCAGGCGCGTACATCATCCAAGGCCAGCTGTTCTTCGTCCTCAAGGACGGCAGCATCGTGACATGCAACTGCATCAAGGAACCATTCGCTTCTCAAGTAGTGGAAGCGTGCAACCGGGAGCGTCACACCCATGAATAACCGCACCAACGCACTCGTCATGGGACCCGTCCAAACCGGCAAGACCTGGGGCACCCGCACCCTCCTGCGCGAGTACCCCGACATCAAAGGCAAGATATGCAAGGGCGCGGGCAAGATCGTCTGCACCGTCAGCCTGGAGCCGGGCTGGGAGGACACCAACGGCGACCTCACCTGCGACATGGGGATGCACCTTGTCTACATCCCGCCGCTCCCCGCCAGTTGGGACGAACTCGAAACCATCACCAAGCTGGTCAACACGGCCACCGATATACAAAAGGTCAATGACCCCAACCGGCGCTACTACACCCAGCTCATGGAAACCTACAGCACCCTCAAGGACTACACCTGCCAGCGCTGCGGCAAGTCCTTCGGCAACTGCGCCAAGCTCGACGGTCACCACGCAGTGGTGATGGACGGCCTGACAGGCCTGTCGCGCAATGCGATGACCGCAGTCGTCGGCCTCAAGCCGGCGAAGACATGGCCCGAGTTCGACGCCGCCCAACAACATATCGAGAACCTTCTGCGGGCCTGCGTCTCCATCGACGCCAGTTTCATCCTCATCGCCCACGTCGACCGTGAGGTCGACAAGGAGACGCAACGCACCAAGCTGATGATGCACACCATCGGCCAGAAGCTGGCACCCCGGCTCACCAAGGACCTGTTCAGCGAGATCATCCTCGCCCGGCGCGACGACCGAGGGAGTTTCTTCTGGTCGACCAGCGAACCGGACATGGACCTCAAGGCCCGGAAGCTACCTTTTGGCGACAAGATCACCCCCGACTTCCGCCAAATCCTCAGTGACTAACCAGCCCGGCCGGCAGGGCTACGACCAACGCCGGCAGAAAGGACCACTGATGGCACAGGAAGACACGTTTGACACCAGCGCACTCATCGAGACCGAGAACACCGGCGACCTCAACCGCTACATGGAGCCGGTGCCCGAAGGCGAGATGATGGCGCGCATCAACGCCGACAGCGTCAAGGTCGAGCGCTTCACCTCCAAAGCGGGGAATCTCGTCACCCTCTGCCGCATGGTCTTCACCGTCGAGGACGAGGATGTGAAAGCGGCGATGAAGATGGACAAGCCGACCATCAACGCCAGCATCTTCTTGGACATGGAGAACGGGCGGCTCACCACCAAGGACGACAACCCCAACGCCAACGTCGCCCTGGGCAAACTCAAGTACGCCCTGCGCATCCCGGAGGGCAAGCCCTGGTCGCTGCGCCAGTTCGAGGGCCTCTCCTGCTTTATCAAGGTGGCCCACGATCCCAACCCCGAGGACATCGAGCATCCCTACTCGCGTGTCACCGGCTTCTACCGCGACCGCAAGGACGCCGGCGCAGCCCCAGCGACCAACAACCGGCGGGGCCGCTAGACTCACAAGCTCCTGGGGCGACGACTGATCCTCCTCCATCGATCAGTTGGTCCCCTGTTTGAGCCCGTTGCCCGGTGCGGGTGGAGAAACACCGGGCGCATGCGCTGCACAAAACCAGCAGCAATCGCAGTATCCTCGCTTCGCTCGGATACGGGTAGCGAAGCGGCCTCAAGTAGCAGGCCCCACAGAGGGCACCGCACACACAGGAGACTACCCGATGCTAGAGAAACTCATACGCGGCCACCATGCCCCCCGCTGCCTCCTCGCGGCCCAGCCCCGCCGGCTCAAGCGGCCCCTCGGCTGGACCTCTTCCATCGAAGAGGAGTGGCCCCTCGAAGTCGCTCAGCCCCTCCCCTGGTCATGCGTACCGGAGGAACCCCTTGGCCCACCCGTCGGCAAGAACTCACCCATACCCTAGGAGGAATGCCATGCCCCAGATCATCGCCTTTATTGGGCCGCGCGGCTGCGGCAAGACCAGCGCCGCCAACATCCTCACCAACCGCTGCGGCTTCCTTCCCCTACCCTTTGCCGCCCCGATCAAGGAAATGGTCGCCGCGCTCCTGCACTACCAAGGCGTCCCGCCCTACAGCATCCAGGCCATGCTGCTTGGCAGCCGCAAGGACGCCCCCTCGGTCTACCTCGCCGGCCAGTCGCCGCGCTATGTCATGCAAACTCTTGGTACGGAGTGGCGCGACCTGATCGACCGCCGGCTCTGGAGCGACATCTGGCAGCAGCGGCTCAAGCTGATTGGCTCGCGCAACATCGTCGTCGACGACATGCGCTTCCACCATGAGGCGGAGGCTGTCAAGGCCGCCGGCGGCCGCATCCTCACCGTGTCCAGGCCCACCCACAAGGTCTGCGCCCGGCACATCTCTGAACAAGAGTGGAAGGAGATCGAACCCGACGGCATCCTGGTCAACGACGAGGGCAAGCAGGAGGAGCTATTCGACCAGCTCTCCGCCCTCGGCCTCGTCCCCCTCAACACCCTGCCGCACGACGTGCCCCTCCCCCTCGACATCCCCGGCTCGCTTCGCTCGCCGTCGCGGAAGTAGTTGACATGCGCTTGATCCAGGAGGGGCCGCGCACGCCTGGGGGAATACTCCTCCTAGGTGAAGCTCCTGGCGTGGAAGAGGACCGCTCCGGGCGGCCCTTCTCCGGCACCAGCGGGTGGGAGCTGGACAAAGAACTCAGCGCCTCAGGTCTCCTGCGCTCCCAGCTCTTCATCACCAACGTCTGTCACGAGCGCCCCCCTGGCAACGAGATCGAGAAGTTCTTCGCCACCAAGACCGAAGCCAAGAATGCACCCAAGCTCGACACCCTAAGCCTCGCCAACGCAGCCTCGCGCTTAGCTGCCGACATCACCGTGATCGCGGGCCGGTGCGCCCGCCGCCCAGTGATCGAGGGCCTTGTCCAACTGCAAAAGGACATCGACGCCCTCCGGCCCCGCCTGATCATCGCCATGGGCAACACGGCCCTCTGGGCACTCACCGGCCACACAGGCATCCGCTCTTGGCGTGGTAGCATCCTGGAGGCGTCTGGCGGCCCAGTGGATGGAAAGGGGATCAAACTTATCCCCACTGTTCACACCGCCTCGGTCCTCCGCGAATACCAGTGGAAGGGGATCGTCATCCATGACCTCAAGCGCGCCCTCCGCGAGTCCCGCTACCCCGAAGTGCGACGGCCCACCTGGAGCTTCACGGTTCCGGGTTCACTCCGCGAGCTTCGGGACTGGCTGGGAGACAACTTCGCGACGCTCCCCGAAGACGCCTACGTCACCGCCGACGTTGAGAACGACTACTCCACCGAACGCGTACATGACGCTCGCATTTATTGCCTTGGCCTTGCTGTTGACCCTCACACTGCTTGCTGCGTGCCTTTTGCTCATCGAGCCGGCGACAACCCCCATTGGTGGGCCTCTCCAGAGGAGGAGCGGGACGCCGTGCTCCTCCTCCGCGATTACCTGCGACGCCGGCCTGTCCTCTTCCACAACGGCCTCCACGACTGTCAAGTCATAGCTCACAACTGGGGTTGGATGCCGCGCTTCACCCACGACAGCATGGTGGCCCAGCACACCCTCTTCCCAGCCCAGCTCGGCGGCAAGATCGATCCCATCACCGGCCGCACATCGAAGAGCGGCAGCTCCTACTCCCTCCTCTTCTGCTCCTCGATCTACTGCGATTACCACCGTTACTGGAAGGACGACGGCAAAGGCTGGGACCCCTCGATCCACGACGAACTCCAGTACTGGCACTACAATTGTACCGATCTTGTCCGAACCCACGAAGTATTCTCCAAGCAACGCGACATGCTTCACAGCAACAAGCTGTGGGCGCAGTACGAGTTCCTAATGAGCCTCTTCCCCGCCGTCTTCGAGATGATGTTCTCCGGCCTCGCCTTTGACGACACCGCCCGCCGCACCTACCGGGCCGACGTGGAGCGGCAGATCAAGGAGGCTCAGGCCTGGGTCAACGAGGCAGTGGGGCACCCGCTCAACGTCGAGTCCTCGCAGCAGATGCAGCGGCTCTTCTACGAGGACCTCCGCCTCAAGCCGATCCTCCACCGCAAGACCCGCCAACCCACCGTCAACGACCACGCCCTCGAACGCTTCAAGATCGTCCGCCCCATCCTGCGGCCCCTGGTCGAGCGCATCCAAGCCGTCCGATCCCTCGCCGTCTACAAGGAGAACTTCCTCGACATGCGCCTCTCCCGCGATGGTCGCCTGCGGCCCGCGATCAATGTCGCCGGCCCCGAAACCTACCGCTTCTCGATGAACCACACCGCCCTTGGAGAGGCCGGCAATCTCCAGAACCTGCCACGAATGGAGGACTGACATGCCTGACAGCTATCCGCTTTGCACCGACTGCCGCTGGTGCGTCATCAACGAGGAGCTTTACGAGGAGCCGCAGTGCACCTCGCCTAAGCAGCCCATGTCGCTGGTCGACGGCAAGCCCCGCTGGCCCGAGTGCTACATCCAGCGCGGCGAAGACGAACCACCTATCCACCACTACGACCTGTGCCGCGCTGACGGCCGCTACTTCGAGGCCAAGGAAGCGGACGACGCCAGCAGCTAATCCACCGAAGGGGCATGAATACACTGTAGAGAATACATACGTGAACGGCGGCAAGCGGAACTGCCGGATATGTCACAACGATAAGACCAAAGGCCGGAAAGAACAGCGGCGGGTTTGGCACTACAAGCACAAGTACGGCGAAGACAATTTACTGGAAGTGCTATGACGTTCAAACCAGACCTGCCCCCTATACGAAGTCTGCTCAAGCCAGACCCAGGATGGATTTTTGTCGACCTCGATTTTGAGAGGGCCGACGCCCAGATCGTCGCGTGGAGCGCCAACGAGCCGGCCCTCAAGGTCATTTTCCAAGAGGGCCTGGACGTTCACACCGAGAACGCCGCCCTAGTCTCCGGCTGGGCCAAGAAGCCAGTCTCCAGGCAGGCTCTCAAAGCTGGCCTCCACCTCACCAACTACGGCGGCAAGGCCCGCACCTTGGCGGCAACCCTTGGCGTGACAACCATCATCGCGGAGGACTTCCAAGCCTACTGGTTTGGCAAGTACCCCGGCATCCACCAGTGGCACTACAGCACCCTCGTCGCCCTGCGCCTGCAACATTACATCCGCAATGTCTGGGGCTTCCGCCGCTTCTACTTCGAGCGGCTCGACGGCCACAATGCCGAGGTCCTGCTGCCCCAGGCTCTCGCTTGGCTCGGCCAATCGGGTGTTGCCATCGCCATCAACCACGCCATGCTCCAGGTCAGGTCCAGCTTCCCCCGCACGGACCTCCGCCTCAAGCTACAGGTCCACGACAGCCTCCTCCTCGAAGTGCGAGAGGACCTCTGCCCCGGCATCTTCCCCGAGATCATCCAGGCGATGCAGGTCCGCATCCCTTTCGACGACCCGCTCTACATCCCCGTCAGCCTGAAATATTCACCGAGCAGCTGGGGCGAGGTCCACAAATGGAGCCAAGCAGCATGATCGAGCTGAGCGAACAACAACAGGCGGCCCTTGCTACAATCAAGGATTGGTGGACAAGCCTGCGGCCAGCTCCCCCATCAAGCGCGCAACCCACAAACCCTTTGGATGAGTGGCATCTCCCCCAAATTGAGCCGGCAGTCCCACCGGGCCGGAGCCGGTTCTTCCTGCTCGACGGTGGGGCGGGGACCGGCAAGACCACCCTGGCCTACCATGCCGTCCAGGCCCTCGACCCCAAGCCTGTCCAAGTCTGCTTTGCCGCCTACACCGCCAAGGCTGCCCGTGTGATGCAGGAGAAGGGGATGGAAGGTGCACGCACCCTCTTCTCCGCCATGTACTACCCACGGCACGACGAGAAGGGTAAGCTGACCGGCATCTTCGAGCCGGCCTTCCTAGAAAGTCTGGACCTCCTAGTCATCGACGAGTCCAGCATGGTGCCCACTGCCATGGTGGACCACATCACCTCGACCGGCGTCCCCACCATCGTGCTGGGCGACCTCGACGGCCAACTTCCCCCAGTCAAGGGCGACCCCGGCTTCTTCAACTGGAAGCCCGACTTCCGCCTGACCGAACCCCACCGCTCCGTCCTCAACTCGCCTGTCGACCGCCTCGCTTGGCTAGTCCGCCAAGGCTCGCCCATCAAGCCGCACATGGGCGACGGCGACACGGTCCGCGTGATGCCGCTCATGGGCGAGGCCGTGTGGGACATTATCACCGACCCTGACAACATGGTCATATGTGGCCGACACAAGAGCCGCTTCGCCGTCACGCGACGGTGCCGGGTCAAGTTCTCCTACGGCGGCCACACGCCCTGCCCCGGCGAGCCTCTCATCTGCTGCCGCAACAACTATGGCGAAGGCTTCATCAACGGCCAGATGGTCAACGTCTGGCGGGTCCACCTAGACCGCCCGGGCCTACCCTACTTCACCGCCGATCTTTTAGTGGACGGTGCCGTCCACCCCAACGTCAAGATCGCCCGCTACCATTTCGAGTGCCACTTCAACCCCGACCTCCTCAAGGAGACTAACCAGACCTGGCGGAACAAGGATCAGGTCGAGTTCGACTGGGCCTATGCCATCACTGCCCACAAGGCCCAGGGATCGGAGTGGCCGCGTGTCGTGGTCATCGACGACCGCCTAATGGCCTATGACCGGGACTTCCGCCGGCGCTGGCTCTACACCGCCGTCACCCGCTCCTCCGAAAGGCTAACCATCTTGCAGACCGGATCATGAGCAAGCGGCACTTCGGGGACTGGATCAAGGCCTTCGTCAACACCTTTGACGCGAAGACCGAAGCCCCCGCTCGTCTTCTATTCTGGACCGCCGTCGCCACAATTGGTGGGGCGGTCACCCGGAGGGCCTACATCGACGAGGTGATCTTCAAGCTCTACCCCAACTTCTACATAGTGTTCGTCGCTCCACCCGGCGCGCTCACCAAGTCCACCACCATCAGCTTCGGCATCAACATCCTCCGCGAGCTGGATCATGTCTTCTTGGCCGCCGACAACACGACCTACCCAGCCTTCATCAAGGACCTCTCTCAGCGCTATGTCGAGCTGCGCACCACCCTGGGCGACGACGTGGAGGACGACCAGTGGATCAAGCAGTGCGCGGTCACGGCGGGCATCTCCGAGTTGGGCACCTTCTTCAAGCCCGAGGACGAGGAGATGGTCAACGGCCTCACCGACCTGTGGGACTGCCGGCCCCTTATCATCAAGGATACCAAGTACGGGGGGACCGATGTCCTCGAACACCCGTTCTTTAACCTGATCGCCGGCACCACCACCAAGTGGATCAAGGACAAGATCAAGTCCCAGCTAGGCGGCTGGGGCCTCTCGTCCCGGATCATCTTTGTCTACGAGAGCCGGAAGACCAAGTACGTGGCCCGACCCAGTAGGTTATGGTCCGTTGGCGAGTTCGAGCGTCTCAGCCAACGGCTGGTGGAAGACCTCCGGTGGATCTCCGACCTCGAAGGTCCTATCACCTTCTCTCCGGCCGCTGACGCCCTCGTCACATCGTGGTACGAGGCGCACTCCAGGAAGATGGCCGCGCATGCCGATCTACCCGACGCCGACCCTTGGCTGGGCTACTTCTTCGCCCGCAAACAGGCGCACATCCACAAGCTGGCGATGGTCCTCTCGCTCTCGCGAAGAGACACTCTCGTCATCGAGAAAGTCGACTACGTTGATGCGATGACCGCAGTAGATGCCGTCGAAGTGGAGGTGCCTTACATCTTCAAGCATGCGCCGGAGCCAACGGCCCTGGCCCTGCTCGAACACGATGCCCTCGAAAAGATCAGCAAGCTGTTAGCTGCGTCGCCCGCCAGCATGATCCCGCGAACGACTGCCTTTGCGGCCGTGGCGCGCACGGTGGACAGCGCGACCGCCAATCGTATCTTGGATGCCGCCATCGGGCGCGGCGACCTCCGCCAACGGGTGGACAAGGGGAAGACTTACCTTCTGCCCTGACATAATGGACTTTACGTCCTCCCGCACCTGGGCGCGCATCTCCTCCGTCAGCCTGAACATCAGCGTGGCAGCGGACTATTTGGGGGTGAGGATGCCGGCGGCTCTCCCGAATGGTGCCGTGTCACATGCCGCCGAAGGTTGACCGGCAGCGCGTGCCTATGGTGGACGCGTCTGTGGTGGCGATGATAGGCCGGCGGTTCGATATACTCGGCAGGGGCCGGCGGCGCATAAGCTCCCACCGGAGCTATCACGGGTGGTGGCGGCATCACAGAGACGGGGGACGGCGGTGCACAGGCCATCAGCAAGCTAAGCGGCGCGAGGCTTTTTAACACCTTCGACCAGTGCATCTCCCCGGCTCCTTATGTTGGACATGAGGGCGTCGCGCTCCTCGCGCAGGCTCTCGCCCACGATGTTGGCCCCATAACCGAGGGCCGCCGCATTCTGTCTCATATGGATCATCGCCATCTCAATCTGCCACAGCCGGATCGCTGCGTCGTTGAGGCCGTCGTCGCTCATCCTCAGGCTCCTCCCGTGGGGTCAACAGCTTGGCACGCTCCGGCAGCAACCGTGCCAGATCGCTTTTCATCAAGAGCTGGCTAAGCCGTTCGTTGGGGGTCATCTACTTGAGATACCACAAGTTCGTCGACGAACTATAGACCATGTTAAAATAGGTTCCCACTTGGGCGTTGAAGTTCCCCGCGATGTTTCCTCCCGTGACAAAAGCCGTGTCACCCGAGGGAAGCACAGTCACCGTGGTCCGGTTCGGCCAGGCCCCCTGGATCGCGCTCACCGTATTGCCACCCCCCGGGTGGGCATCCTGCAACACAATGTATGAGTTAACCGGCAACGTAATCGACATGTTTGGTGTCCCGCCCGCCGTACTCGGGACAAAGACGGTTGCCTGTACATTATCAATACCTAGATTGTCCCGGATCAGCCCAGAGCCGGGATAGCCGGTAACCGGGGTGAGCGTGGTAGAGACAGTAAGATCATTATCCAATATAAGAATATCCTGATTACCGCTAACCAGATTTATCAAAGCGCCACCAGCAGGAGACTGTACGCTGTTATCACATTCATCACCGACTCGAGAACTTCGCAGATAGAAATTGTTGACGTTAGGTGCCAGCAATACAGCTGATCCTGGAACTTGTAGACCGCAAATGGAACTAGCATCGATGCTGACGTAGTTCCAAGCGCTGTTCGTTATACTAAATAGGTTCGTCGCTCCTGCATTATAATCCCGCAGCCCGTTAAAGTGGACGCCATAAAGAGTTGTTGCACCTCCAGTGTTTGATATGGTAATCCCACCACCAGCACCAATAACTCCAGCGGGCGCACCAACAGGAGAACCGGCACCGACTGCCCATGCATTAGTAAACTGAAGAGAAACTATAGATGCGCTAGCATCAGCAGTATCGATTTCGATTGCCGTCGCGACAGTCGTATCACCATCGAAGTTTCCAATGTCTTGTAACCCATAAACAGACTGGTTCGCACCAGGGATTATCTGTAATCCGACACTGGCAAGCACGTTGTCATTCTGGAAAATATGGCACCCTCCACAGTCCTCAATCCTTATCCCGGCGTTACCAGGGTCAAAAAACAGCGTGATTGTGCCACTAACTGTTGCAGCGGTGGAGAGCGCCAAGGAATTACCACTGGTGTACGTAGCAGTAGCCCCACTAGGGATGCCATGCCCATAAACCGGCTTGCCATTAGGGATTTGGCTGAGGCACGCTGTTCCACCGCCACCACACGTCAAGCCCGTGACACTTGCTGATCCGTTGGCGATCGTTCCATAAACACTAACATTAAAGCCCGAGGTGGTATTGCCGTTGATTATGGGATCAATCGTGTTAGCGCTGGTCGTGGCGTGCCCAATCCGAATGCCGTTGCACGCGGTGCCCTGGAAATTGGCAATGTAGTTGTGCTCCACCCGTGGCTGGTTGCCGTTGACATCGACGCCGGTGCAGGAGCCTACGATAAAATTGGCGCTCACCAACCCGCCGACACCGCCAGACATGGCGATTGTTGTGCCGCCGGTGTTCAGCCCAGCTGCGTTAGCAACAATGTAGCACCCGGTAATTGACGCCCCCTTTCCCTGCGTGGAGGGATCGCTGGCCAACTGGATCATCGGGTTAAGGTTGACCGCACCGGCAGACAGGGTAACGGCAAGATTTTCCTCGCATTGGATTGTGGTCCCTTTCCCTGCGGTGACGGTGGAGTCAAGACGGAAATTGTGCCCTGCTGGGAAGGTCACCACGCCGCCGGTGGCGAGCGCGGCATTGACTGTCGGGGCATCATTGACCACGCCGCTGCCGATAGCACCCCACTCACGGACATCCTTCCCCGACGACGGGAATGAAGCTATCCAGCACTTGCCGTCGGCGCTCTGGACCTGGCTGCCGTTGTCGCCGGCACCACCGTTTAGAGTGCAGGGGCTTCCACTGGAAACGTACAGCAACGGCGGTGCATCGCCGGGGGTGGCAAAGCCAGCACGCACCACCGAGGAGAAAGTCGTCGTCGCCAACGTCTTCAAGGTCGGATTGTTCGCCGCCTCGGGCAATCCGGTGATGGACCCGGGAACCGGGAGCGGAACACCATTGAGGTTGATCACGAAACTGCTGGGCGGTGCACCACCCAATGCTCCTACATCGATGGCGGCCGTGCTGCTGCCAATATTGGGAGAGAAGCAAAGATAGTGGCCCGGCGTACCCAGCGGGCTATCATAAAGGCAAGCCAGCTCACCATTAGGGCCTGTCCCCGTCGCCGTCGCCGGGAACGGGTTGCCGGTCTTGTTGGGCGGCGCAGTCAACCCAAGCTCATGCGGCAACAGGCCCTGCGGCTTGTTGGCCGCCCCGCCCGCATCCATCACCGTGTTGTTGGTCGACCACATGGTGAGATGCTGGGGTATTACGCCGCCTTGCTGAAAGACTTGGCCGCTGGCGCTTCGCGCCAGCTCGACGAGCACGAGTCCAGCGAAACCTACCCACCCAATGATCGAGCGAAGCGAGATCATGGCCGGAGCCTGTATTCCAACAAGATCATGGGCAGGACCACACCCACCGAGAACACGCCAAAGACACCCGCGCTCCACATATCCTCGACCTTCCAGCCCAGTGCGAAGGCTCCCACCACAGCAATCATCATAAAGAAACGCACGGCCAGGATGCGGCTGATCACCTCAAAGATGACCGCAACCTGCACGTCCCTAGTGCGTGGGGCGGGTTGCGGTGGAGGAGGCCCCGGGTCGGTCGTGGGGGGCGGCTCCAATAGGCCGTCTTCGTTGGGGCCTCTTGATGAGCGAGGCCTCCGGCGGTCCGGCGCTATCCTCTCGCTCACCACTTCCAGCCGGCGCGGCTCCTCCGGAAAGCTGTTCTCGGAACTCATCAAAGCCGTTCCTCTCGTCGGGCATGTTGAGCCGGTTCTTGACTGCAACCCACCGCGTCGCAGCCTGCATGACCGCCAGCCGCTTATCAAGCGGCAGCTTCTCCGCCTCCTCGATGATGCTCCGCATCATCTCATCGGCGGAGTTCACGACATCGCTGCGCTGCCCCAGTGTGTTCGCCACCTACTTCTCCTTCAACCTACGCCGGTAATCTTTCAGTTCCTGCATCTGCTCGAACCGCTCGATCTTCTTCGGGTTGGTGATGACCACGGGGGCCGGCACAAACCCGAAGAAGCTCATCAAGTAGGGGAACCAATCGGCGTGTTCCTTCGCCTGCCGCTGTACCCCCCGAAAGCTGAAAGGCGTGGCCGAATACACCAGGTACTTGCCGAACTGAAGACCGCCATAAGTCTTGTCCAAGTCCGACACGATGGCCCCGCCATAGTAGTCCTTGTTATTGTACAACTCCAGCATCGTCGACCATAGCGGGTGCAGCTTGTTCATCAACGTGCCACCCGGACTATTGTTATAGCCCACCACATCCTTGACATAGGTCGGCATCGCCAGCCGCTCCTTCGTACCCTCCGGCGTACTTCTTCCCGTCGGCGGATAGAAGTAGTCGACCATGCCCTGCGGGCCTTTACCCGTGAACAAATAGGTCAGGATGGCTCCCTGCCACGCGACAACAATAGGCAGAGCAATGGAATATCTCGCGCGCTCGGTCATCTCGGCGATGTTGCTTCCCGTCGACAGGTGGTAGCCAAACTGCGTCAGGTCGGCCAGACCTCCCCCCAACTCTCGTATCGTCCCTAGGTTCCAACCCACCGCGCGCACCGCCAGGAAGGACGTATCCTTCAACATACGGTCCCAGAACAGATTGTCGTAGACCATCTCGCCCATCCGATTATCCACGCTCTCCCAGGCCCGCTGCGCAAACTGGTCGAACTCGGCATTCGTCGGCCCCGGATGGCCCTGCATGAAAACATCTCTCGGCACGCCAGGGTTCTTGCGGGAGAACTCCTGCCAGGCCGCCTCCGCGTGTCCCTGCACAAACTCCCGCGCCATGTCCCGCATGACACCCAGCTTCGCCAGCGGCACAAACTGAGTCATGATCGGCTCGGCCACAGTCTCTATCGTCCGTGACGCCAGCTTCAACCCGGTCAGCACCGCCCGCGTCGGCATCGAATACTTCTCGGTCGACCCAAATGTTTCCTTGATGCTCTCCCAGATATACCCCTCATAGGGTCCTTTGCCGGCCAGGTTCTTCCCCAGCTGCGTAGGCTTCCATGCCCGCAAGAACCCACCCATGCCGTTGGACCGGTGGATCATGTCCATGTTCACCCGGCCACCACTGTGCAGGAAGAACTTGACCGCCGCCGCCCGGTCACTTGTCAGACTCATCGGGTCGTCGACATACTTCATGATGTCGCGGCGGAACTCCCTGCCCCGCGCAACATTCCGCACGCCGGCATAGACCCCAAGAGGCGTGGCCGCCGCCAGCCCCAGGTCGGCGGCATGCTGCAAGTCCCCTCTATAGAGCGCTCTCGGTATCATCGTCAGCGCCGATACCGCATTCTCGATGCTCACCATCCCCAAGTGGAAGAAGCTGAGGCCCAGCTGAAGCTGATTGAAGCCGTTGGCAAAGCCCCTCATGGAGTCCACCAGGTCCCGGTTCTTAAAGCCCTCCGACACAAAGTTGTTGAAGACCGTCGCCACCTGCTCCGGCGCAAACCAACCCCCCAAATACCGCAGGCCGGGGAACACCTTGTGGAAGTGCTCCTCAAAGCTCTGGACCCGGTCCGCACCCCCTGTCACCAAGCTGGGCTTCACATTATCGACCACCCCCCGCAACGCCCTGTTAACTGGCAACGCCAGCCAGTCCTTCAGCGCCTTGTCGGCGTCGGGCGCGATCTGCTTCAACAACTCGGGAGCGTGCCAATAGGCATGAAACAGGTTGGCGATCCGCTCGTCGGCATTGATCAGGTAATCGTAGTATTGCTGGACCCTCGGACTCTGCCGGGCCGCTGCCAGCAACGACGCCTCATCCATACCGCTGCGGGCTATCCCAAGTTTCCGCAGCCCCTCCCAGGCCGCCGGGAAGTTGTTCTTGAAGTAGTCGGCGAGGTGATACTGGAACTCGATGTGATGCCCGATCTCGTGCATCATGATGCCTTCGTAGGTCCCAAACTGCGCCACCAGCTCCGGTATCCGAGAGGCATAGCCCTGCGTCTGCGGGTTCGCCGCCAGGAAGGGGTCCTCGCTTCTTAAAGGCCGCTTGGGATCAAGCCCCAGGAACTTGGCTACATCCTCGATACCCTTCCTTAGCTTTGCATCGAAGCCTTCCTGGTGAAGAGCCTCGGCCCTGAACGTCTTGTCCACCTCCGCCGGCATCAAGTGGGCCTCGAAGAACTTGTCGTTGAGCTTGACCATGCCGAGGTCGGCGGCCTCTCTCTCCTTGTTCCAGGGGAAGAACTTGGCGATGCCCGTCCCCTTCATCTCCTGGCCCTGCAACTTGCCGTACACATGGTGCATGATGCCGTCATGTCGAACGAGGAAGGCATCAATGGGGTTGGTGAACTTGAGTTCGAGGCCCTTATCGAGACTAGCCTGCAACGTCGGCACAGTCCTCGGCAGGAGGCCGGCGGCCCCCTTGGACCCCTGCATCGGCCGCCGGCTACGCGACGCCGCCACTGCCCGCTCGTGCTCCTCCCACAACCCGATGGCCTTCTCCGGGTCCTTGAACTGCCGCGACCAATACTCGCCGGTCGCCCGCGCTAGAGACCCCACGGCGACCAGCATCTCCTCATCCCGGTCAACCCATCTTCTCAAGACATCCGCCATCGGCTGAAGGCCGGTCAGCACCTTCGGGTCCGTCGGCGACAACGCATGGGGTTCGCCCGACATCAACAGCTGGAAGTTGATCCCCTCCTCGGGCGTCATCCGCTTCGCCACATGCTGGAAAGGCTCCAGCTCGTCTCTCACCTTCTGCTCCATCAGCGCCCGCATGGTCTGATGGCGGCGGATGATCTCGGCGAACTTGGCCGGCGTCTTCAGCCACTTGTACTCAGGCACTCCCAAGCCGGCGTCGGGACCCTCCTTGATAAACTTCTCCGTGCTCCGCAGCGGCATCATCCCGCCCGCTGGGTCCGGCACCAGGCTCGGCACCTTCTGCCTCCGGGTAGAGGCCGACACCGCCGCCTCGACGCCCTGGCCGAACCCGCTCTCCCTCACCCGTTCAAGCCCCTTGCCCACCAGTGACGCCGGCTGGCCTAGCTTGCTCACGCCCAACGTACTCTGGACAACGGGCATCTTCCCCACCAACCCCAGCAAGGGGTCGGCAAAGACCTGGGCTGCCATCGTCCCCACCTCGCCCGTCCGGTGGGCCAGTCCCGGCACCCCCGTCACCCGCTCCAACGGCTCCCCCACTGCCTCCTCGACAGCGGCCTGAATGGGTGAGGTCACCATCCCGACGCCGCCGCCCAGCGTCCTCAACACTTGCCACGCTCTTCCTTGCAGAGAGTGCCTCTTCCACTGCTCCTTGAGGGAGTCCTTCAATTCGTTGAAGTTCTCGTAGAGGTCCTGCCGCACCAACCCGAAGTATTCGGGCACCAGGTCGCTCAGTCCCATGCCGTGTGGATAGCGGTGAGCCAGGACCGGATCAAAGCCCTGCGGCCCATACGGCGTCTTCCAGGGCTGCCTCGCTCCACTCGGGGCAGGCGTCACCTCGGGAGTAGCGGTGCCTCTCATAGCCCGTTGGCGAAAAAGCTCCGAGGCCGACGGTGGCTCGGAAGGCGTCGCAGGAGCTGCCGGACCAGGTGCGACGCCAGTTCTTCGGTGGGCACGCTCGCGGAAAAGCTGCGAGTTGTCTGCGAGGACATCATCACCCTCGGCCACAACTTACCTGCCAACCTGCGGGGCCAGACCGAGAGGCATCCCGCCATAGTCTCCGCCGGCCGGGGCATCACCCGGCAGATAGGATGAGGCCGGAGTCGCCACCGGACCCGAAATCGTCTCTGTCTCCTCCGGCCACACCGCATCGAAGTCGTCCTCGGTCAAGCCAAAGCGGGCAGCGTACTTGGCGAAGTAAGCCTTGGCCGTCTCCCTGCTTACTCCCCCGCCCCTATCCTCGACGATCTTGTCAGCCAGTTCCTGGGCATCGCGGGGTTCCGCCTGCTGGGCTGCCGCCGGCCCCGTCGGCGTCTGCTCGCCGACAACATACTGCCGGCCCCGGTTCTTTGGCTTGGTCGCCATCTCATACTGCTTGATGAGCTGTGCGTTCCTGGCGACATCACTCCCCGGCTTGACCAGCGCGTTGTAGAGCTTGATCTGGTCGTCGGTGTAACCCTTGGCTTTCAAGGCCGCCTCGTCCAGTGCCCCGTCGGGCGCGGCTCTCCCCAGCGCCACATCCCTCCTAAAGCTCTTCGGCCAGTTGTCTGCGTCGAGGTCCTCGCGGGCGGCATCAATTTGGTCGTTCATCTCCTGCTGCGGCGTCGTCAGCCCACCCTGGACCGTGTGGCTAAAGGTCGCCGCCTGCCGCTGCAACTCCAGTTTCTCGGCATCGTTAAGATCGCGGCCGCCCACCTCGGCCTGCTTATTCCGGTACAGGTTCTTGTAGTAGACCTTGGCGTTGCCGGTCATCCCATAGGAGCCGTCCTTCTTGTCCTGGGCATCCTCGACAAAACCATCCATGTCGCGCTGATACTTCAGCCGCAACTCCTCCCGCCGCAGCTGGGTCAGGTCGTTCTTCTCGATCCTCTCGTAGACCTCCTTCCACTGGTTGCTCTGGGCCAGCCTGAGGTCCTGGTCCATCTGCCATAGCCGGAAGTAATCCGTCAGCTTGTGCTGCTTCTCTGCATCCGTCAGCGTCATATCCCGCACGATGTTCTGGATGCCCTGGTTCTGCATCTCGAAGGCCGTGTGGGCCATGTTGGTCTGCGTCTTCCACAGGTCGACGTTGTTGGCGAACTGGGCATCATTGCCCTCCTTCAACCCCTGTAACGCACCTGACAAGGCGTTGATCGCACCCAGCCCCGGTCTTCGCGTGGCGAAGCCTCCCATCGCCACCAGGAACGTGAGAAGGGGCGTGATCCCGCTGGCGGCCTCCATCGGCGTCCGCGATGTGGGCATCTTGGTGCTCAACTGTTGATACTGCTTGGCTAGCCGGTCGGACTCGTCCATCGCCTCGTGCAGCCGCCGGTGCATCTCCTCTGACGCTGGATCGCTGGCCCGGATGATCTTCTCAAGCTCCCCCATCCTCACCCGGCCCGCATCAATAGCTTCCTGATTGGTCCGCTGCATGTTGGCGAAGGCCTCGTCGGACCGGGCCTGACCAGCACTCCCCTGCCCCAACGTCGGCCAGATGCCGTGCAGGACATTGTCGATGCTGGCATATTGGCCGGCCTTAAAGTCCGCCAACAAATCGCGGCCCGTGTGCGCCTTATAGGCTTGGGCGGCCATCATCAGGTTGCCCTTGACCTGGTTCTCCGGCGTCATCCGTGTGTCGCCGCCCAGAAACTTCGGGGCAATCGTCTGTGTCCAAGTGTCGTACTCGTCCTGGAAGTAACCGTAGGCCGAGGTCGGCCTGCCGTCCGGCCCGACATCCCCAGGCCAGCCCAGCGCCTTGGGATGATTAGTATTGGCCCCCTCCCACGGCTTCCCATTATACAGTTCGGTGAAAGCACCAGTGCCCTGGCTTTTGTGCTCACCCTTGGTAATGTAGTTGGCGAGCGAGGCCCAGTCGGCGGCCGTCTCCTTGGGGAAGCCGGACCTCACCGCCAGATCGGGGGTGACCGCTCCAGGCCAGCCGCCTGTCAGCGGCTGCTGCCCCCCACTGCTCGGGTAGAGTGACGAGGCCGGCGGCTGAACCCCAGGCGCGTCGGTCGAGAAGGTGGCCGGCGTCTGCCCATGGGGTCGTAGGTTGCTGACATCGTCCTTGTTGGCCGGTGTCTTGCCCTCGGGGTCGGGCCGCTCAACTTCTTTGCCCTCCGCTTCTGGAGGGGGAACCGGCTTGACCGGGACGATTGGCTTATAGTCCGCAAGCTCCTTCGGCGGCTTGACAGCCAGCAGTCCCGACAACAGCCCACTCGGCTTGACCTTGGGCGTATCGCCATAGATGCCCTCGATGCCGCCCAGCGGGTCGGCAAAGAACCCGGTCATGACCTAGGCCGTCACATTGACCGTGGAGGGGCTGATCTGCGACAGCGCCAGGTTCTTGCTTAGGGCCGCCAAGGCCGTGTTCAACTCGTTGTCCGCCTCAAGCTGCAACTTGGCTACACCCAGGTCGGCCTGGCTGATCGTCTGCGCAGCATTGGTCACGGCGTTGGCTGCATTGGTGACGCCGCCGGCCGCCCCTGTCTCTGTACTCACTGCCTGGTTAAGGCCCTGGATACCATTCAAGATGGAGGTTACGCCGGCCAAGGCATTGCCACTCGCGACACCAGACCCCTGCGCCTCCTGGATACCCTGGCTCACCAGGCTGGAGAGGATGCCGGGTATCTGGGCGATAATATTCCCGCTGGCCGCCGCCACGTCCTCGCCCTCGGTCGAGGACCCCGCCAGTCCCAGGTTGGCGTAGCGATTGGTCACCGCCCCCCGGGCCGTACTAAGCGCTGACCGGATCGAGTCGGCGATACCAGGTGGCAACTGGCCGGTCGTCTCAGCCGACAACAGTGGTGTGGCGGCGGCACCCTCTCGCGCCGACAGATCGCTCTGCTGCTGGATAATCGGCGACGCACTCTGGATCGCCGTCGCCAGCCCCGTTTGCGCGGCTGGTATAAGTTGCTGGGCCGCCGTCTGGAAGCTCTGGTTGGCAGGACCCTGTGCCGCAAAGGCATTGGCCCCGGCTTGCGTTGGCGCGTTGGTCGCCTGCCCCGGCACCGTCGGCTTGTTGAGGAAGTTCATCCCCAGCCCGCCAACTAGGCCAGCCAGACTCAGCAGCCCCTGGTTCTCGTTGGCCCACGCCTTGAGGTTGCCGAACAACCCCTTGTCCGCACCTGCCTCGTCGGCTGTCACGCTGCTAGACAGGTCCGTCCCGCTTACAGTCCCCTTGGTTGCCCCCGGGAAGAACTCCCCACCACTTGTGCCTGCGGCACTCGTGGTCGGCGCTGTGGTAGTTGTCGGCGTGGTCGTAGGTGGTGTGATGGCCGACGTATTGACAGGGCCAGTTGTGGTTGCTGTGGCGGGTGGGGTCGTCGGCGACGGCGCAGCGGTCGTGCCTGCGGTCGACCCTGACACATCGGTGGTGGTGTCCAGCCCCAGACCGCTGGGGGTCTGAAGCTCGATGGGAGCGCCACCCGGCGCAGGGGGTGCCGCTGCTGCTCCACCCGTCACCAACGAGCTAGGTGCCGTCGTCGGCCCCCCTCCAGGCAGTGGAGGCACGCTCCCCACTCCCATCGGCCCGCCTGTCACCGGGTCGAGTTTCCCGCCAACATTGGGAGCCTCGCTCAATGAGGGGAAGTCGGCCCTCGGCCCAGCCGCCGGCAGACTTGGTGTCGAGACAGATGGCAACCCACCCGCCTCCGCCGTCCCGATGGGGTTGATCGCGCTAAGCAATCCACTTGGTGACGGAAGGGGGATGCCAAAGAGGCTCGGCCCCGCCCCACCAGCAGCCGCAGCTTCAGGGGCAGCCGCCGCGACATTGACATCCGGCAAGGCGATCCCTGTCGCCGTCGCATCGGTCGCCGGCAGGTAACCAAACGCCTGGAGGAACTGTGCCGCATCAGCCGGGGTAGCAAAGCTGCCCGAAGCGAACGCCTCGCCTATCAGTTGCGGCGCGAACTGCTCCCCCACCGCCGCTGTCTCGGCCCCCAGCTGACCGGACCCCAGCACTTCCCCTAGCGCCTGTGTCTGACCCAGCTCCCCGGCCCCGCCTGGCTCCTGCAACAGGGTGGCGGCCCTAGCCAGGTTAGGCTGGATTTGATTGGCGATCTGCTCCGGGCTGTAGGTAAAGCTGGCATCGGGTCCCAAGCCGGCCGCGCCGCCTATGCCACCTTCGGCACCACCGAGGGCACCAATGGCGCTCGGTATGGCCCCGCCAAGCGCCAGTGCACCCGCCCCTACGCCGCCGAGGATGTCTCCCAGTCCGACAGTCGCTCCGAGGACCTCGGGTGCCACCGCGCTGACGGCCACCTCCGGCAGGACAACCTCCGGCAGGATGGCGGCCGAAAAGATGTGGCACCGAAAATGTGCGTCGGGATCAGTCCACGGAGTGCTTTTCATCCGAGGCTTCCCCTATCAAGCGAGTGTAGTTGACCTCGCTAATCCTATAGCCCAAAAGCGTGAGGAAGGCATCCGCCGCATTGGCTTCCGTCTTCACCCGGATGTTGATGATCTGCGCGCCATACCGCTCTACGGCGTATCGCTCGACAAAACGGATCAGCGTCC